AAACAATACATTTATTTATTAATTAACAATGGCCCAACAATCTAATGTCGCCAATGCTAGTGGACCCATTTGGGGTGGTGCTAACAACGGCGCAGATACAACGACAGATGCAAGACGCAACCTTTATCTCAAGCTCTTTTCAGGTGAGATGTTCAAAGGCTTCCAGCACAACACAATTGCTCGTGATCTAGTCACGAAGCGTACCCTTAAGAACGGTAGGTCTTTGCAGTTCATCTACACGGGACGCACCAAGAGTGAGTTCCATGTTCCTGGACAAAGCATCCTCGGTAATGACGAGAAGTCACCTCCAGTAGCTGAGAAGACCATCCAATGTGATGACCTCTTAATTTCCAGTGCGTTCGTATATGATCTAGATGAGACACTTGCTCATTATGATCTTCGGGGTGAAATCTCCCGTAAAATCGGTTATGCTTTGGCAGAAAATTACGACCGTAGGATCTTCCGAGCTATCACTAAAGCTGCACGTCAGCCTAGCCCGGTTACTATGACTAACTTCGTTGAGCCAGGTGGAAGTGTAGTTAAAGTCGGTACTGATTCCAGTACTACTGCTGCCGATGCTTATGATTCGGGAATGCTTATCAATGCATTCTACGATGCTGCTGCTATCCTTGATGAGAAGGGTATCAGTGGTGAAGGGCGCGTAGCCGTCTTGAACCCTAGACAATATTATGCGTTGATTCAAGCTTGTGATTCTAATGGCCTAGTAAATCGTGATGTAACTGGTACTGCACTGCAGTCTGGTAATGGCATCATTGAGATTGCAGGCATTAAGATCTACAAGTCAATGAACATTCCGTTCTTTGGTAAGTTCGGTACTGATACTACCATGAACCCACGGGCTTCTAACGATAACGTAGGGAGCTTTGTCGGTGAGACAATGGGTGATCAAGAGGCTTCTACCACACCTAGTGGTCAGAAGACTGTAAACAACTATGGTACAGCTACCAAGTTCGCTAACTCTTGCGGACTTATCTTCCAGAAGGAAGCTGCTGGTGTAGTTGAAGCAATTGGACCTCAAGTACAAGTTACCTCAGGTGACATCTCAGTAGTTTATCAAGGTGATGTAATCCTTGGCCGTTTGGCTATGGGTGCAGACTTCTTGAATCCTGCTGCTGCTGTTGAACTGGTTGCTGGTATTGATGTTTCCTCCAACTTCAATGACACTGCCGTATCCAACGCTGCTTTCACCTAAACTATATCTTATAGTTTTATACATACACGGGGAGTCTTCGGGCTCCCTTTTTTTTATTCACATATATTAACTATGCCAATTCCTACCACTAACGCTACACAAGAATTACCCGCAGTCAACGAAATACTAGCGTCAGTTGGTCAGGCGCCTGTAACTACCCTCGATCAAACCAACCCGGACGTTGCGATTGCATACGATACTTTAACTCAAGTATCACGAGAAGTACAGGCAGAAGGCTGGAGCTTCAACAAAGAATATGACTATCCACAAACCACTACAAAGAAACAGTTTATTATTCCTAATGATATGTTGCAAGTAGATCTTGCAGAAGGAAATACAACTAGTAGAGTAGCTACTGGTAGTAAGAATGTAGTACGAAGAGATGGAAGACTATATGATAAATATAACCATACCTACGATATCACATCTGCAGATAGTGCAGAGATTAAATTAGATGTAACCTGGTTATTTGATTGGGTTGACCTACCTATACCTATTCAAGATTACATTGTCTCTAGGGCAGCTGTGATCGTCTCTAGCCGTATTGTAGGTGACGGTGGACAATATCAAATGCTTCAACAAAAGGAAGCTTACACAAGGGCTATGGCCTTAGAGTATGAAACTCAGCAAGGGGATTATACATTCTTTGGACATCCTAAAGGACAGAATTATTATAACAGCTATCAACCTTATCACGCACTTTATAGATAATGGCAGCAGTCACTCAAACAGTCCCTAACTTTTTAGGTGGGGTATCAAAGCAAACAGATGAAAAGAAACTTCCTGGTCAATTAAGGGAGTGTCTCAATGCTTACCCTGACCCAACCTTTGGGTTGATGAAGAGACCAGGTTTTAAATTTATTGACACTATTTACACACCATCCGCTGGAATTGATCCAGAACTAAAAGATGCTAAGTGGTTCTTTATTAAACGGGACAACTTAGAAACATACATAGGATGTATCTTAGATACAACTAATCCCGATGGCAGTGCTTCTATTCACGCATTAGCTCCAATTAGAATTTGGAATAAAGATGGTACAGAATGTACAGTTACTTTTGAATCCAGTCCTGATGCCAAGCTTTATCTTGACACAACAAGGGATAACTATGATGTCTTAACAGTACAAGATACATCCATCATTACTAATAAGACTAAGGAGGTCACAACCAAGGCTGTGCCAAGTGGTTATGTATCTAATTCAAAAGGAACTGTTCGACTTAAGATAGTTGGATACAGTATTAAATATGAAATTAATCTGAAAGTAGGAAGTACAGATTATCCTGTCAGTTTCACTACTATTAATGCAGAAGACTTAACTGCACCGAACTCTACAACAAACCCTTCTCAGCAGAAATACAACACTGCTTGGAAAATATTAGATGAATTAAAGAAAGCATTAGATGCATTGTCCATAAGTGGTCACACTTTAACTGTCACTCAACTAGACGCTTCATTAGAATTAGAACTAAAGAGTACGGGTTCCGGCACACCTAACGTAGCCTTTGAACTGACAACAACTGATAGTCAAGCTGGCATGTATATAGATAGTTTCAGCGAACAAGTTAGAACTCAAGCAGATCTACCAGCTGAATCTACAGATGGAAGGTTAGCTAAAGTTGTTAATTTAGGCGGAGCGTCCGATACATTCTGGCTTAAATTCTTCCCTGATGTTGGTACATCTGGTATAGGTAATTGGGAAGAAACCGTAGACCCTACTGTATCAGTAGGTATGGATGCAGCAACGCTACCACATGAGTTATACAATAGTGATCGTGATATATTTGTATTCAGACAACCTAAGCAAGCGGATGGTACAACACTAGCTTGGAAGGATAGAGTGGTTGGTGATGCTACTACTAACTCAGATCCTAGCTTTGTAGGTTATACTATACAACAAGCATTCTACCATAATAATAGACTTGGGTTTCTGACTGAAGATAATATATCTATGAGTAAGTCAAACGACTTCTTCAATTTCTACTTTACTTCAGCTTTAACATCAACAGACGATGATCCGATTGACATTAATTGTTCAAGTATTAGACCAGCTGTATTACACGCAGTGCTACCTACTGCACAGGGTTTAACCCTATTCAGTAGAAACCAACAGTTCATGTTATTCTCTGACTCTGGGATTCTAACACCTGGTTCTGCAATTATACGTGGTATTTCTAACTACGAAATGGATCCTACAATTGATCCTGTGGACGTAGGTACGGTGATTAACTTTGTAAGTAAGACACCTAGCTACACACGTATATTCGGTATGCAAACTAGGGGTTCTGAAGAAAGCCCTATGGTTATGGATATTGGTAAGGTTGTATCTGAATGGGTTCCTGACACTGTTAATAATTTAGTAGCTAGTCCACAGAATTCACTTATTGCTTTATATGGTGATAACAGTTCACCGTATGTAGGTGATAAGAATATATATATATTTAAAACCTACAACGTAGGTGATAAGATAATAATGCAAGCATGGGTTCAATGGAATCTACCAGGTAACATACAGTTTGTTTCCATTGATTCTGATACTATGTGGTCAGTTGTTGAAGATGATGGAAAATATCATCTAGTCAGCGCTAGCCTAACACAGACACCTGAAGAAACTATCATGACCACATCCAGTGGTCAGCAGATTAATCCACATATGGATATGTATACTGCAGCTACTAATGGTGCTAGTCAAACTATTACTGGTGGAAGTGTTGCTGCAGAATCTATAAATGGAAACGATATAACAAATATAACGATTAACGACTATTCAATGATTGGTAACTACAGTGGGCCTGGGGCCACTATATATCCTAATGCATTGAACCAAAACCCGAAAGTGGATTGGGATTTTAAGACATCTACTTTCCAAGCAGGTGTAACTGTTGATTCCTATTCAATTCTTTTAGAAGATTTGAGTGCTGAGGATCCAGCTGGATCAGGAAAACCATATGTACACTGGGATGTAACAGGAATTGCTGATACTGCTACTGGTATTCCTGCTGATGCTAGTTCAATTTCTGGTGCAACTATCAACCCCAACTACCTCGGTACTCCCATCGATCCGGGTGTTAGTGCTGTTGGTTACTCTGGTCCTCAACCACCATCAGGTGAAAACCATATTTACAGATTGAGTGTTACAGCAAATCTATCTGGAACTACTACTCCTACGCTCACTCAATCTATTGAGTTTAACTTTGATACAACACATACTGTAAGTTCAACTATATTCGACACAGAGGCTCCTGATAATCTTACTATGTTAGCTGAGAAGAAGGTTGTATATGATACTGCTGGAGACTTCTCTAAATGTTATATACCTTATGGAGATCTTATAGACTTAAATCCTGTAA